GCTTCTGGGAGGTCTGTCCGGTTGCGAGGTTCAAGGGGAAATCCGAGACACCGCGTAAAGATGGATAGTGGTAACTCCATAACAATGGAAGTTATCGCTCACCCATCTTTAGCATCGTGGAAGACGACCGGCCGCAATGTACGAAAGTACAGCGAACTTGTCGACTATATCGGAAATCGTACCCTATGGAACCCCGTTTATCACTTCTCCTATTCTGGCAATCCCGGGTTTTACTACTCTACTTATGTAGGTGAGGACCTGCACGTAGAGATAGCCGGGAACCCGATGGTATGGATACCACCGGAAGTCATTAAGGAGATGGTCCCCTCTCTCGTTGCTGGTAAAGTCTCCGACCTTACAAGGAAGGCCCTTGAAAGTGCAACGACTCAGATACCTTCTGGTGGTTCCTTAGCGAATTTCTTGATAGAACTTCGCGAAGGCATCAAAGGGATTATCCCAGCCGTTTCCAAGTTCAAGGATCTTCTTGGTAACCTCCACTTAGGCCTCCAATTCGGAACGATTTCGTTCTGTAGAGACCTAAAAGGTTTTACCGGGGTCTGGAGTTCTTTAAACCGTCGCTTGCGAAAGCTACGGCTCCACAACGGGCATGCACATTGGGTCCGCAAATCACGGTCGGTTCGTGGGGGTAATCCCTTCACGTCCGACGATTGTAACATGCCGGCGGTTCGTACTTGGTCTCCAAGTACTGATACGCCGGAGTTGCCGTGGTTTGCACACCCGGGAGTACGCCTAGCTGTTGTCCCTGAGTCAGTAACCGTTTCAGTCACGATCAGTTTGCTCGTGTACTGGATGCTTACTGGCTTGAATACGTTCTGGGGCAAGGTGGACGCGCTCTCGTGTGCATTGGGCCTGAACAATCCATGCAAAATCGCGTGGAATGCCGCGCGGATGTCATGGTTGCTTGAATACTTTGTCAATACGAAGCCTGTGTTTGACAGGCTTGCTGGTCAACCGTTTAAAGGCACTATGGAGGTTCGAGCAGCATGGACTAGCGTGAAAACGCAATTCCTGCTGTTGATAGAGTCGGGTCAAGATATTGGCCCCTGTATCTACGGACCCCATGGGTGGACTTTGAACGGCGCCTACGTAGTGACTCTGTATGAGAGGACACCGGGCGTACTTATGACCGACGAGGAGCTGTTGAGCTGCAACCTCAGCGCTCAACAATTGGGAATTCTCGCGGCTTTGGCTGAATCCCGTCTTCATTGGGATCAGTCCAAGTGGACTAAATGGGCTGCACGTTCGTGGAGTCCATTCTTCCAGAGTCTTAAGCCGACCAAAGGGTGGAAAATTCCTCCCAAATGGTTTAGGCTTAAGTTCCGGAAGAGATAGTCCCAGATAAGAGCCGCGGGTTATTGGCTCCTAGCCAAGAAAGGGATACCAATGGCATTCTCGGCCGACATTTCCGCCGCGAGCGGAACGCCTACCGCTGCGGGTGGCGGTGCTCTGACGTTCTCTCTGACCGGCTACGCGGGCCCGGGTAAGTCGAATCGGATGGAGACTACAAGTACTCCAGCCGCTCCGTACACACTCGAGTTCTCGCACCGGACTGAAGGGTCGTCAGGATCCCGCCGCTTCGTGCGGACGGCGACGTTCAGGAAGATCCTGATCAATTCCGCCGGCACGCCTATAGAGGGTAGTGTTACCCTCACGGCGCGCGTCCCAGAGGACGCAACCATTACGCAAACCCACATCGAGGAGATGATCTCTCGTGTGGCTAACGTTCTGGCGGCCGACGCAACGAACAGGGCGCGCTTCGTGCGTGGAGAGGTCTAAGACCTCTCTTCCGCATGAGCTTTTGCTTACGAAAGCGCGCTACGTCTTCAGCTACTGAACGTATGCGGAACACGTGGCCACATGGTATGGCAAAACGCCATGCAGCATGAGCAACTGCTCAAGTGGATCCCTAGCTTGTACGCCGATCTGCGAACGAACTTCCCAGAATACGCTGTAGAGATCCGCCGGGATTTGAAGCATGCAAATGCTTCTCTCTCCAGTGGTGACCTCAGCCTATTTACGAAGACGCTGCCGAAATCTCATTCAGATTTCCTAAGCGCCCTCGAACGACGCGGAGCTCCCCCCAAGATTGAACACCTTGGTTGGCTTCTTCGTGCCGTCTGGGATGATCCCTGTTCCGTGCGTTCTGCTTGTATGCTTGGTGCACACAGGCAGATGTCGCACCTCCTTTACAAGTTGGAGCTTCCGTATGAGACTTCTGTCGAAGCGGAGACGCTCAACAGATTTGTCTCGACGGAAACCGAGCTCGCAAGTATCTCGACCGTTCTTGAGAATTCCTTCTCAAGGTACGTTCAGGGACTTGCTCGCTCTGCTCTTGCTGGGGTGTGCGCTCCTTCTGATTCAGTTATTGGAAGAAGCGCTTTCCTCAGGGAGGTGACGGGGCTTACGCCCCGCCACGGGCCAGGAGCCGTCGCGACTGGTGAGCGTCTCGAAGAAAAGTGGCGCTTTAAGCGCCGCTACGAGTCACTTCACCAGCGTTTCCCCTACTACGATTGGTTCGTATGTAGAGGAAGCTCTGAGCTTCTCGATCGACTCGCATGGTATAAGGGCCTCGACAGAGTGCCCTACCCCGAGGCACGAGTTGTACTCGTTCCGAAGGATTCGCGAGGACCACGTCTGATATCTGAAGAACCGCTTGAATTGCAGTTTATGCAACAAGCATACTTCAGGTGGATGAAGAAATGGGTTCGTCACCCGTATCTCTGTGGTCATGTCTCCTTTGATGATCAGGATTGCAATGGCCAACTATCACTCAAATCATCGAGTGATCGTGCTTTTGCAACCCTCGATCTCAAGGATGCATCC